CTAGATGTCGCTCTTGAGCCTTGCGTCTGAGGTGGACTGGAAGTCAGTCGCGCTCCATACACCGGAGCTATTCAGGCTGGAAAGAAGAGAGAAGGCCGAACCATTCGACTTGTAGAAGTTGAAGCCAGCGCCGGAAGAAAAGGCGTTGAAGAAGTCGACTTCAGCCCCTCCGTTCGAGAAGTTCGTACCCACATAGAAAGTTCCGCCGGCCCAATTGATCGTTGCATAGGACTGGCCGCCTAGATTGACATTGCCGATGCTGGTAGAGCGGCCGCTGGCAGAAAGGCCGCCAGTAAAGGTTGTTTGACCAGATACCGTGCCGCCAGCCGTCTTGTCCAATGGTGTTGGAAGGTTGCCGACATCCCACGCCGCGTTGCCATTGAATGTCGGGCGGGCACTAAATGCACATACGCCAGTGGCGCGATTGGCGGCCATCACTGAAGCCAAGAATGTGCCGGCGTCGTTGAAGGACGTCAGAGCGAAGTTAGTGCCAGCATTGGATCCGGCCTCAGCGTCGCTAGTGCCGCCGAAGCGCCAGCGCGCCAGGCCATTGGTATAGACGTAATGGTATCGGTCGCCTGGCGTGGTCGTGTTGGAGATAAGTTGGCCGCCATTGAGCTGGATATTGGCGCTGGTGACATTCAGGTTGCCAGTTAGCGTACCGCCGGCCAACGGTAGGTAACCATAAGGCGTAGATCCACCCACCATGACCCAGTTACCGGAGCCCAGAGAACGGAACCGAAGGACGTCTCCCGCAGCTACCGTGATATTGGTTGCGCCAGGAAGTACGAGAGAGCTGGAATTGACCAGTGTAGGGGTGCCCGTAAAGCGGCATTCCCGCACAATGCCGGCTGCCACCGTGCCGAGCGAGGTAATCGAGGCCGTGCCGGTGATCTGAATGGACTCGGCGTCAGCTGCTCCGATATCGGTCGTGGAGGCCGCGGCTACCGTCGCCGAAGCAAGGGCATTGGTGGAGCGTATAATGGCCTAAATGCCCCTCAGGTAATCATCCAGGCTATTTCCGATGGAGTCTGATCCGGCCGGGCTGTTGGAGGCGGCGATGGTGAAAAGATCCGCCATTTTGGTAGGTACTGGCATGTATTTATCTCACAGGAAGGTCAGATGGACTCGGTATTTATCCTTGCAGCCATCATCCTCGGCCTTGGCGCGTTCTGGGTAGTCGTCTTTACCCTGAAAGCCATTGTTCTATGGCTCGCCGAGAAGGCTGAAATTAGGCTCTATCGGGCATTGCACTTGCGTGCCATGGACAGGGCGCTAGGTAACCCGTATGGGACAACAGCCATGCGCCAAAAGCTCGATCAACGCGGCGGCTATGGCCCCTGAAGCAACGAGTAGGAAGGCTGCTGAGCGGCAAGCCACGGCAACTGGTTTAGGTAATTTGGTGTAGCCACAGGCATGCCTGCGGCCCGGCCGACAATGGAGGGATCGCGCAGAAGTCCCTGGACGATACGGGAACCGCCGACCACACCAGCACCCGTAAGGGCAGTTCCAGTAGCGCCCAAAACAGATCCACCAGCCAACGCCCCGCCGAGGCTGCCAATACCTCCTAGGAAGTTTCTAACCATCATCCTCGGCTCGGTACCGGATTGTGGTGGCTCTTTCAGAAGTCCCTGACCGATTCTGGCGAGCGTGCCTAGCTCGCCACGGTTACCCGTCGCCATCGCCATTTTGGAGGAGGCATTGTTCGTCACGGCCGATTGGAGCAGCGATGGGCTTACATCGCCAGTTGTTGCCTTTGCGACCACCGGAGCAAGCGTCTTGATGGCTCCCCAGCGCTGGTTGGCCTGCCCGAGAAGAGCCTGGTCCTGAGCATTCATGGACTACCCCATGGCCTGCCTTAGGCCATCCTGAAGCTGTCCGATGTAGTGCCTCACCTCGGGATCGGAGCTGATCGCATCACGCCCCATGTCGGTATCAATCTGCTTAAACCGCGATCCTGGAAGCACAATATTGCCGTTGGCATCCTGCTAGATGCCGTTGGTGATGCGTGACCAGTAGCCCTGGATCTTGGACAGGATCTCCGGCTTGGCCGATGCGGCATTAGTGATCGTGCTCTGGAAGTCCTGCTATAGCTAAGGTGTGAAGTTAAGGCTATTCCTGTTCCACAGATCATCATAGGTGTTGGATACATCACGCTTGGCACCAGCAAACACGGTATCTGTGATCTTGCTGGCCGCTGGATCAGCACCAATGGTGCGACCAACGGCACGATTGAAGGCGTCACGCTGCGATTGATCGAAAGCCTTCGCACCCGATCCAGGGACAATGCCAGTAACGGAATCAAGGTATTTGCCAAACTGACCGCCATTCACCTGAGACGCCTTCAGCGGAATGCCCCGCTGTAGTGCGGCCTGTGCGAGCGCCTACTGCTCGGCATTGGGGGCCATCATTGCGCCAATAGCATTCTTCGCTCCGGTTGCGCCAGCTCCTAGGGCAGTTGGTAGGAGTGCACCACCAAGCCCCCCCACAAACTGACCAAGCGGACCAAATCCGGCATCCTTAGCAATCTGCGACCCCGTTGAGCCGGTCGTGGTAGCGACCAACTAACCACCGGGATTTGCCAGAAGACCGCGACCCACTGCCGCAGCGACAGGTGATGCGCTGGCCGCCAAGCCGCCACCAATCCCCATTCCCGTTGCTGCCCCACCAACGCCACGAGTAATGGCATCGGAATAGCGCTCGGCAGTGCCCTAAGGCTGCAAATCCATCCCCGGAGCAGCCCCTTGGATACTGCTATCGAGTAGGTCAGTAGCCGTTCCTGCCTTATAACCCTCTGGGGCAACGGCATTAATGCCCGCACGAAATGGTGTCGCAAGCAGATCTAGCGTACCCGTCACACCCTCACCGAATGCCTTTCCAGTGCGCAGCATGGAGCGACCAAACTGCGCGGTCATGCTTGGTTGGGTATCTTGCTCGGTAAGTCCACCAGGCGAATTGTCTACGCCAACAAGATGGTTAAGGCCGGTGCGTCGGTAGAATTCCGTTGGGTCCATATCCGCATAGTATTTCTTGCGAATAGCTGACGCGAGCTTGCCATCAGAGATATCCGCATACTGCGGATTCTGCTTCCTGAAGTCGTCAAGTACGCTCATTTAAGGATCCCAAGTGGATCGGGTGAAGTGATTGGCTGCTATGGATTTGATGCAGCACCGAGGCCGCCGGTCACCTGTTGCACGCGAGAAGATTTGCGAGTTGCTCGCTAACGAGCCTGTTCAAGCGTGCTCTGGATGTTGTCAATACTGTCAAGGAAAGCTTTCTTGCTCATGCCCGGGTCAAGCGCTCCGATGGAGTCGGAAAGCTTCTTGCCCTCGGCATCAGACAACTGACCCATGCCACGCAGGTTCTATACCTGCGGAAGGAAGGTTTGGGCCTTGAAAGCCTCCAAATTGCGAGCGAATGTAAATGCGTCCGTGCCAGGGACGTTGCGTGCAACCACGCCAGTAAGGCCCGTTCCACTATTAAGGCCAGGATCTGTTTTTAGGTTATTGAGCGACTTCATGGCGATGTCGAACGAGGCGACACCACCTTCAGCAGATGAGGCAGCATCGGCGTTCTTAAGCTCCTGTTGCTGGCTACGAAGCGCGTTAGCGCCCGTGACACCCTGGCCGCCTACAGAAATCGGAGTGATTTCGCCGGTCACCTTGTTGATGTTGTAGTACTGGCCGTCCTAACCCTGAATGAGCTGGAATGCGCCAGGACCAAGAGCGCCACGCCCACCTCCGCCGACTTCGCCCATCTGTCGCGGGTTCCATTCGGGAGATGTGGCGATGGTGTTCCACTTGCCCGACGCTGGATCGAACTCCTGCGTCAATACATTGCTGTTGGATTTGACTTCACGCGTCATCTTGGCATTAGCCTTGGCAGTTGCATCCTTGGCCTGAGCCTCATACAGCTAACCTCGCAGCTGATTCTGGTGAAGCTCCATAGCCGCCGCAGGATCGAGGCCGCTCAATTCCTACTGGTATCCATTCATGTCGAATGTTCCATCAGGTTTGACATATTTCTTTGCGATAGCCTGCATCTGCTGCTTGCGCTGCATATCAGCCATAGTCGACTGCATGACCGCTTGGCGGTATCGAGAATTCTGCAGATTGGTCGCGCCCTGCTGGACGCTATCAAGGCCGCCGAGAATGCCGCCAGAGAGAGCTTGAAATGGTGTGGTACCAGGCTGGCCGTTAGCTGCAAGAATGCCCAAACCCGCTCGAAGCAGGCCCTAATTGGCGATCTTCTGCTGATCCTGATCGCTCAGGCCACTGGTGTCACCGAATAGACCGCTATACCAAGCCATTAGCTATGACTCCCCCAGCCGTTGAGCATCATTTGTAGGCCACCAAGGCCGAGATTTTGCGATGACATGCCCTAGGAAGCCATAACCCTCCGCAACCTATCACCAAAACCAAAACCGGCGGCACCTTGATTCGATAGCGGGCCATTGGCGTAGTTAGGAATGCCGCCCTGCTCACCAGTGGCAAAGTTGAAGCCGCCGTTTGTCCATTGGCTCGGATCAGCAATAGCCGGAGCCTGTCCGAGATACTGCTGAGGCCAGCCATACGAGCCAATCTGATAGCCAACTTGCGGAGATGCCTGCATGCCAGAGAGGAAATTGAAACTGTTCATGTATTGTCCTCAGAGGTAGTAGCCAAGTAGACCGACGCCGCCACCGATGGCTGCACCCCATGGACCTCCAACAGCCATGCCAGTAGCAGCACCGCCGGCCGCCGAGGCCAGGGCACCCCCAGTGCTTCGTGGCTTATAGGCTGGATTCAAACCAGTCGTCTGCTGCCCCTAGAACGCACCCTGCACGGAATTGAGTGCCTGCCCCATATTCGCTAGGCGCTGCTGGTCATACCCATACGTCTGGTTGTACCAATTGTTCGCCGCCTGATCCATAACGCCCTAGTTGTAGTTCTGTACCGTAGGCGACAGATTGCCGTACTGCCCCAAGAACTGGCTCTGCAGCGCATTCGCACCCGTGACGCCTTGCGAGGCATTGAGGATGAGCCCTGCGTTCTGCTGGGCCGCTCCCATGCGATTGGCGATGTCCTGCTGATAGAGGCCGGCGTTACGTGCCAAGTCGGTCTGCTGGGCCTGCACATTGCGATTGATGGCGTTCTCAGCCAGCTGCTGCTGGTTCTGGTAGTCCTGGCCGTAGAGGCTCGTAGATACCTGCCCAAGGTTCTAGGCGAGGGTGTTCTGGGACTGCTGCATGGCATCGTTGTAGGCACTACCACCGAACGCCCCATTGGAGGCGAACTAAGCCGCCAGCGCCGGAGAGGTGTTCTTGTTGTAGCTGTCCACAATGCTCTGCTGCGCCTGGTTCACCATCTGGCCGAGATAGGGGTTCTGTCCGGCGTATTGGTTCGTCCCCACTTGCGTCGTCTGTCCCGTGAGGGGATTGGCACCAGGGTTGACGCCGTACTGGCCGCCCAAGATCTGCTGCAGGGCGTTCTGCTGATTCTGCTGGCTGCCGAGCTGACCCGCTGCGCCCTGTTGGGCTAGCCATAGGGATTTGTACTGATCTTCGGTGGGCGCTGCGACAGTCTCTCCACCGTACTACTGATACGGCTTATTGTTGATGTTCTGAGCCTGATTGATGTAGTTCTGATAGTCCGTCGACAACCACTAAGGCAACTGCACCTAGGTCGTGGTCGTCGTGTTTTTCGGCTGCGAGCTGCCACCCATGATTAGACCTCGTAAAGGCTCGTGATACGACGGTACTTGTTCACCCAAGACGCATCCTGCGGCGTCCAAAATAAGGTTCTGGTCAGGCCGGCTGCATCCTAAACATATTTCGCTACCTCAATGCCGTAATGACCCTGACCCTTGCTGTCGGACCAGCCAAGCCAGATGTTTAGGTCAGCCCCGCTACCGAAGGGCATGACGACGATCTCGCACACAACAAACCCATCCAAATGGCCATCTTCGGCATGGAAGGCGTACAGTGTTGCCTTGTTGGCCTGAAGGGCGGCATATACATCCTCAGACATCCACGGTTCGCTATTGGAGTCTCGGATCTGCTGAATGCCTGGCAAGATCTAGGGCCAATACTGCCTAATTTGATGAATTGCCACGGCTTGGAACTTCATCTTGCCATCGGCGGTGACGCCAGAAATCATCGGAAGCATTCAATTTCCCGTAAGTGCGCGTTCTTGGACAAAAGTTGGGGATGTAGCGGAGAAATCACCCGAAACGGTGCACCTCCAACCCCTGATGATGTATTTCGAGCCGGCTGTGCCAAGCTCAGTGGGCGCGCTATTTGCGGCAAAGTCGCCCTGATTCCATTTGCCTGACGCAGGAACCGCCGTATAGGCGTTGGTGACAGCCCAGATCTAGCCCTCAGATAGGGCGTTAAGCTGAAATGTCACGTCTCGAAGCAGTTGCGTTAGGCGCAACACCTGCTGCTGTAGATCTTGCGGCAGGCGGGGATCGGTCTAAATCCTCATTCTCGGCTCGCCTATTGCAGGTCGACGTCCAGACCGTTCAATGACACAGGCCCGGTCCAGTCAAAACGCACTCGATGCCACCTCGCAATGCGTCGGAAGTCGAAGCGAGCCTATGAGGACTGAGCAATCGTCTGATCTTGGGTGGGCGTGACGCCAAGGTTGCCGCGGTAATAGTTGGTTCCTGTGCCGGATGATGGCTGCGTGCGATAGCGCGGAGTGGCGCGCTTAAACATGCTCCAATTCGTCTCATCGCCAAAGTCGCCAGATACCAAATAGGACGCGCCAGGGCTACCGGTGAGAGAGTAGAGCTTATGGTCCGTTCCAATGACGCCAGGAACGGTCTGGTCACTGATCCAGAACGGCGAATCGTAGGCGATATTCGGCAGATTGTCGTAGGTTGAATAGAGCGTTCCAAGGCCATCATAGGTGACAGCACCCGAGGCATATTCAACGGCCGATTCAATGCTCTGCGATGCCCTTCCCCACTGATTAGTGCGGATGTTGTAGACAATGCAGCTATCGCATGTGCCAGTGGTTGAAGCTACCGATGGGTAGTACCAGTAAACCAGATCGCGGGCCAAGTCGGCCGCACCGATGATGTTGGATCGCTGGGAACCGTTGAGCGACTGGAAAAACCAGTGCCTAATTGGAGCACCAATCGACCGAGGAACCGTGCCGTCATAGACGTAGATGTCGGCTGGCCCTATGAAGAAATGAGATGATCCGACCACCACAACCGATTCTTGCCCTGAACAGCCGATATCGCCAGGTATTCGCTGCCAGCTCCATACGATGGGTGGACCAACATAGCGACCGAGGAACATCGAGCGGGCTTTATAGGCCACCACATCGTCACCAAGCTCTCGCATAGCCGTGATGCGGCCAGGAGCCGTTACCAGTCGACCATTGGCACATTGCGTAGCAACAGATGGCGTCCATACGGCCTGGTTGAACAACCCAGAACACCACCATCCATCGGGCTGGTCGCCGAATGAGCCAGTAAGGTCAGAAACATCGCCAACCAGGACGAAGCCTGACGCGGAGCACATCACCGCCGCAGCGGGTGCAGTAGCGATATCTGCAAAGCTAGCGCTTGGTGCAGCCTATTGAATGCGCTGTGCTCGATTCGTGGCGAGGACATTGTTGCCGAACATGGTGAATCGCCAGCGATTCAGGCCGGTATATCCGCCCGCTTGGCTCCGGTCCACCCATGCGCTAGCTGTGACATCCCACAATTTTGCCTATGTGCCGGCCACGATGCGCTTAGAGCCATCGAGAAGCGTCCCCACATAGGCGCCCTTACAGGCGCTATCCAGGGCTGCAAGCCCAACATCTACACGGCTGTTGGCGGCCGTAAACCCCTGTGTCGATGGGACGATTAGGTCGCAGTCCGTAATGACACCCGGCGTGGCTGGATCAAGGTCGGGGGCAAACCCTTGAAGCTCAATGCGCATCAGTGCACCACGAAGTCAACGCGCTGCCGAGGCGTCGGGCTATAGCGTGCATAGTCATCCTGTCGCCTGAGAGCGTCCATGGCGTTCTCATAGCCTGAGCGCCAGATGGGAATGCGGTCGTCATCCTGCATGTAGGCTGCAGCCTCCAAAAGTGACGCATACAGATACACATTCGGGTTAGCTACGACGAGCCAGTTCTAAGTGGAAGAAGCGCTCAGTGAAGGAACGCCAGAGAAATAGACCATCCGATAGTCATAGTCGGTATTGCAGTTCAAATATAGCGTGTTGCCACCGATCCAATAGCCACTTGGTACAGTCGTGATTGATGCGTTGGTGCTTCGCTCGGGAGACAATGGGTGCAACGCTGTTTCGATGCCACCAAGCTAAATGATGAAAGCCTCCATCTGCCTAAAATCGCTCGGAAGCGCAACCTATTGGCTTGACGACGTGCCGCTAGCCTATGCTTGCTACGATCGAGTACGGAGGTCAGAATTGATCCTTGCCTCAGCAAGCATGATGAAGTCTGGAATGGATAGCGCAAGGTCAGTACGCGCAAGCCAACGGGCGATGGCGTCCTGTAGCGTGGCGTAGTCGTTAATCATTAGACCTTACCCTTCCAGATTCTGAACGCAGCAATGGCAGGATCATTTAGAAGGCGAGATATATGCTCGTCGTTCGCCATGAACTCATGCATAGAGATGCCATTTCGGTTGCAATAGGACTCAACCAGAACGGCGGGAACGCGAGCGGCGTGCCTCATCTCACCAGAACCAACCGCTCCCACCTAGCGAGCGCCATGGGCGTAATTGATAACCGGCTCAACGTCCTGAAGGCGATTAAGAATGGCGTTTTCGCCGTCCATATGAAGTTTGGTGGTTATGCCCATTCGATGGGCACCACATTGACCGTGCCGGCAGCTGAGTCCTGAATCGCGGCAATCGTGTCACTACCAGTCACATTGAGGATAATCGCCTCATTTGGCGTCACTAGCATGTCGGTAGCCGTTGCCGTAGCCGTTGTTTTGCCAACTTTGACATGGGCATTAGCGGTAGCAGCGATGCGTACGTACTTCGCCACCTGGCCGGCCTGGTTATTGGGGATAGTTGCCGATGCCGACGCTGCGCCAGTCGTGATATTCACGCCGGTGAGGTTCACATCAAGGCAGATGATCGGGCTCTTGAAAGACATGTCATTTCCCAAAAGAGAGGGGGCCGAAGCCCCCTCGTTAAGACCGTCAGGTCAGATCTCGGATCACCGCGTGGGCGTCCTTGTTGTCCATCTGCAGGCCGTATTCCCAGGTGATGAGCATCTTCTCCGCGTCGCCCGTCTTTGCCAGAGGCTTGGCCTCCACATTGCGCAGGGTCTTGAAGGAGACGTGATCCAGGTCGAGCAGGTAGGCAGACGCCTCCGAGCCAAAGAAACGGTCAGGCACGACCTTCAGGCGGCCAAAGTCGGTCACGTAGAAGTCGAACGCAGCGTTCAGCTCGTTGCTGTCGGACTGCTCGAAGCGGGTAGCATTACCCGAGAAGGTCGAGCAAATCACCTTGTCCGAGGGGCGGACCAGAAGCAGGCTAGGCTGGCCGCCAGCGGTATATGCGGTCTGCATGGCCGACTTGACAAGCGATTCGGTCAGCGCGCGAGCAGTGCCAGCCACCGGGGCGGTATTGCTGGATGGGATCGGGAAGGCGCCAGTACCGGCACCCACAGAGCCCTAGGTGATCCAGCCAGCTAGGCCTCGGGTCTGGCGGGCAGTGCCCGTAGCGCCCGCGTTGAAGGTCTGGTTGCCAATGATGCCAACCTCGGCATCGCGCTTCAGTTCCTTCATCTTCTTCATCTTCTGGAAGGCGATTTCCGACTTGCGACCCGCCTTGTCAACCACCTCTTCCGTGTCGGAGATGATGAAGTTCTTGTAGCTGATCTGGGTGTAGTTACCCCAGCGCGTGCTCGGAGATACGGCCGTGAACGAGCTGATGTCGTCACCTTCCAGCTGGGCGTTGTTTGCCGCCGAAGCCAGCGCGTCGGTCTGCCACTCGAAGAATCGAGCGGAACACTTGGACTTCTTCAGTGCGGAGTACAGCGGTGTATCGGTAGGCGAAATGATGTCGATGACATCCGACAGGTCTTCGCGCTAGCCGATAGCGGTGTAGGTGGTATAGGTGTTTGCAACGATGGTCATGATTGGCCTCTATCTGAGCGAGCCATGAGCAGTGCTAGCACGTCGTCATCCCTTCCCGTGCGCTTGGCGCGCTGGGCGAGCTGCTGAACCTGCTGCTGCTTGGCGTTAGTGGGGGAATTGGCTGTGCCAGGCTTGATGGCCTTCGGAGGAGTCTTGACCTCCTGAGCCTGCTTGGACTTCACAGCCTGAGCCCTGTCCCAAAGCATCGCCTTGCGGGCGATCAGGACAGCGCGATGGTCGGTCAAACTGTTCAGCTCATCGGGCGAATAACCTAGCGAAATGAGATGCTGGGCGATTTCTCGCTGCTCAGCACCACGCTTCGTTGAGTCACGCCAATCGGGCAATGCATCCAGAAGTTTTGCCTCGTTAACCTTGACGGATTCGTGGAAGACTTTCTCTTCCTCGTTCTTCCTAATCTGGTCGATGGCCTAACGTTGCTGGTCTACCTGATTCAGCATCGCCGCCTTCTGTGACATGCGCTGCTGCTGCCGCAAATACTCCTGCGGATCGGACTCGATAAGCTTGGCAAGTTCGGCCTGATTCCCGACAAGCTCCTGATAGAGCGCCGCTGACAGGTTGTCGAGCTGGGTGATACGCTGTGCGTATTCCTGCTGGACAAACTGACGTTCTTGCGTCGCTTGTTTGGTTAGCTCTGCCGCTTCGGTCGTCTTGCGCGTGTAATCCTGCTGCCTCATGTAGCCCTTAAAGGCTTCGTCGGCAGTAATTTCCAGTTCCTCACCCTGGACGGTGACCTTACGTTTATTGCCAAGCCACGCATCTAGTGGGTCTTCTGCCGGCTTTTCTTGCTTATCATCCTTGGGATCATCTTCCTAGCCTTCCTGGCCGCCCTCTTCCTATTCCTGCTCCTCTTCGCCCTTTGGCTCAAGGCGTTTCAGGATGTCATCTTCGGTCAGCTCAGTTTCCTGGTTGCTGGCCTGCCCTTCTTCGAGTTCCGCTTCCGGATTGCTCATGGGATTACCTCGGTGGTTAGGGTGAAATGTCTTGTCCGTTGTTCAAACGCACCCTCCATGTGCCTGTTTCTACGGGTGCGCCAGCATGGATTCCATGCCAAACGGGATGCGCCTTAAAGGGCACCCAGATTCGGCAGATAGTCAGTGGCTTTAGCCCCTTTTCTACCTCCCTTAAAATGGCGTCGAGTTCATGCCAGTTGCGCGGGCCACCTTCTGCGCCAGCGTCGCCTGAGCCACCATTCCGGTCTCCACATGCGCTTCCAGGTGCGCCCTGACCCGCCGCAGAAGATGCAGCATGGTCCACAACTTTTCGCGGCCTTCCGCGTCGCGGGCTGGAGATGTCTGCCATTTGTTCACAATCTCCGTTTCGATGTCATGGAATGCATCAACCAGCATGGGGTGCCCTAGAAGCTGTGCAGCATCATGTCCGCGTTTGATTTCAAGCTCAGTTTTATCGTCGGTCATGCCTGTTCATTCCGCTCTTCGTAGTCGACCGTTTCGTCTGCTGTTGAAGCATCCTTGGCACCCATGGACTTGGCGGCTGCAATCCGGGCCTCAGCGTTGATGCGGGCCACCTCGATCTGTGTCTGTGCCTGCAACTCTGCCTTGTAGCGCGCAAGATCGGCGTCTAGCTGCGCCTTGATGGTGGCCAAGCGCTCATCCTGCTCCATTTTTAGCTGGTTTCGCTCGGCCTCTAGCTGCTTTTCATGCTGCTGCTGTGCTGCCTGCGCCTGCTGACGGAGCACTTCCAGCTAAGCATCGTTCTGATGCTTCTGGGACTGCAGTTGAGCCTGACTTTGTGCCTTGTACTGCTCCAACTGCATCTGCTTATCAGACTCAGATGGCTGAGGCGGCTGCTACTGCGCCTGGTCTGGCGGCATGAAATAGCGGGAAGCGTCCTTCTTGCCCATGGCGCTCGCCATGTCTTCCAGGGCGTTGTAGGCCTACTGTGGTTGCACCAGTCCATATTGCGCGGCTTGGGCCTGGACCTAAAGTAGCTGCATCGACATGGCAAGTTGCCTGTCCTTGGATGACGTGCCAACGCCAACCGAAACTGTCATGTCGTAGTTGTTCTTCCATGCTCGCGGATCGATGGTCATCCATTTACCGGAGATACGGACCTGTTCTTGGCGGTCCTGATACTAGGTAACAAGTTTCAGTAGCAGCTGGAAGATACGCTTGACGCCAGTCTCGGCAAACACGCGAGCCATCAGCTCTACACGCTGAGCACCCTGATCCATGAGCTGCTAAAGTCCCTCGGAGCCGATCTTGGACTTGCTAAGCTCATTCCCGACCAAGCCCTGCGAGAACTCCTTGATGCCAGTCCTGGCATCTCGCACCCCATCGAAGAACTGGATGCCGCTTAGCGCCTGGGCGCCAATATCCGGCGTCTGGATAACGTCAAGGGCGTTCAGATCCTTGGTGCGAACCAGGCCGCCAGGCCGTGGATTCAGAAGGTCATCTAGATTCACCTGCCCCTCAACCACTGCCGTACGGGGCGTATTTGCCAGGTAAAGGTTGTCGAGGTATTGGCGGGTAATCGCCGTCTTGATGCGCTGCAGATCTTCAACCAAGTCCCACATGGACAGGCCGATCAGCTTGTACGGCATCAGGACTGGCGAGAATATGGCGAACGGGTGGTCTTCCACCACCTCATTCTCGAACACGACCGTCCCGCATTTCACCACGCGGCGATACTCGGCAATACCATCGCCGTCGTAGTCAGCACGGATGTAGCACTCATTCAGCATCACAATGCGCTGACTGATGTCAAGCGAGTCGTCTTCGTCAATGCTCCATGAGCCGTCATAGCGCTCACGCTCGTACTTCTCACCGTAGGTGTCGCCAAGAGTGCCCTTTGGGAGCGTATATACCTTATCCGCGTCATAACCAAGGCTAAGCAGATCGGAAATGGTCCGGCGCACATCGTGACCTATGCAGCGAAGACCATCGATATAGCGAGAATCCTTCGAGAACCAAACCTCTTCTGGCGGCACGCCTTCGACCTTGAACTAGCGCTTCTGCTCCTTGCGCTTGACGGTGGCGTTATATACAACGGGCTGCTGTTGAGCATCACCTGCTTGCCCATTGACCATGGAAACGTCGGTCTATTGCACCTCCTCCACACTCACCAGGTCGACAAACTCGTCGGCGGACAACGCCTGCACATCAATCTGTGAAAGGTTCTCGTAATGCTCTTCTCGCTCATCCCAGCGCTCATCGCAATAGACCTTCACGACGCCAATGCGGCTAATCAGGGCTGACTTGATGGCGTCGTGAAGGACGACAAAACCAGGGTTCTTGCGATGCAGTAGATAGGAGCAATACTCCGTGGCGTCGTTGCATGCCTTCTCGTCGCCCATCGCCTCGGGCTCGAACTTGACTATGTCGTCAGTGCCGCAGTACATGCGCATGAACACCGGCATTGCCCACTCAACCACCTCCATTAGCTCCTTGCTGACGACCTTGCTACGACCGTCAACGTCGGGTGGGGCCAGGATGCCCTTAGCCTCGCCAACATAGAAAGCCATCGCCTTAGCGCGATCAGAGGCCAGCTAATCGTTCAGGCCAATGCCGTTCGAGCGCTCATGGTCAATCAGGACGCAAAGCTACTTGTCATCCATCGGGCCATTGTTCTTCTTTATGGCCTCGGCGTCGTCGTACTGTTCGTAGCTCATGCGGTGGCTAGGCTCGGATAGTTAAGCGTCTTGGTGGACCAGTCCTCGTTACTCAGGCTTGGTGCCACAATGTGAAGGTATCGGAAGGCATCAGCCCCATGACTCCACTCGTCGTGTACTGGTGCGCCTGGCTCGCCAGTGGTCGTCGGCACGCCGCGTCGATACCGCTTTAGACATTGAACTAGGCGGTCTGTCTTAGACCTATCGAAATAGGTCTAGGCAAATCCTCGGCGAGCATTGCGAATGCCAGACTCGATGGATTGGTTGGGAATGATTCGAACATCCCATCCAAGCTCGCGCATGATCTGTTCTGCTGATTTGCCTGACTTGTAGTCCTTGTGCTGACCATCATGCGGAAGCCAGACAGTTCCCCAATTCCAGTTCTTTTTCTTCAGCTCGGCCGAATAGTGGTCGAGAGTTTTGTGGCTGTCCTCAATGTACTCGATGATCCTCAGTTGGCTCACGTGCCTTTGGGACAGGATGATCGACATTTTGTCGTTCCATCCGAGGTCGAAGATTGCATGCACTTTCTTCGCCGGGTCATAGGGAAGCTCACATATCCTGTCAGAAGTCTATGTTGATGCAACCTCGTCAGCATAGATCGCACCAGTGATTGCCGGCTTGCACTTGCCTTCCCAGATGTTCCTGTATTCGGCATCCGGCAAGGTGGCTTTGGCATGACTACGCTCTTTCTCAAGCACCTCAGGGAACCATGGGTTGTCGTGGTAGTTGACCTCCACAACCCAGGCATCGGGAGGCGTGTTCTCCACAAACCTGACCCAGGTTGGATCTGTATCAAGCTCTGGGTTGAAGCTCACCCAGATCTCCGAGCCATCCTTGCGAATGGTTGGGATGAGTATTGACCAGCTACGGTCGCTTACCGCCTGAGCCTCTTCGACCCAAACAATGTCAACACCCTCAAAGGACTTGATCGACTCCGCCGTCTGGTCGCTTAGGCCGGAGAAGATGAACTCCGAGCCGTTACCGCCCTTGATGACGCTCTACTGGACCTCGTAGAACGCACCAAGCCCAAGCCCCTGTACCTGGTCGCCAAGAAGCTTATGCACAGAGTCCTTGATGGACTTCTGCACCTCGCGAGTGCAGAGAACTCGCAGTTGCTTCTAGGCGGCCAAGATCAGCAATGCTCTCGCAAAGCTCCATGACTTCGCACTCCCTCGGCCACCATGGGCAACTTTATAGCGGCATGCCTTGAACAATGGCCTGAGCTTGGCTGGAAATTGCGCCTCAGCCATTATCAACGAAGCTCACGGTGATGCTGGCCCTTAGAGGGTTATCTGGATCGCCAGACACTTGCATTGGCAACACCTTGCCGAGGAGGGTAAGAAACGCCGCGGGATTGTCCTCAGCCTTCTTGACTAGGTAGCTGACTCCACCAGCCTTATCCAACGCTTCAAGGATCATTGCCCTGACGTCAGATGTAAGCTTATTAGGCGTTCCCTTTTGTCGGCCACCCGTCTTAGGAGTGCCGGGTTTACGTCCGGCCATTTCTGTTCACCTCTAGTTTAGACTCAGTTGAAACGTTGGCTTGCCGGCTCTTCCAGCATGCTTGCGGCTATGCGAAGCATCTTAGCCAACACATCTCGTTGAGCTGCAGGCGCGATCACGCGGACATCGTTGCCGTTTGTCCTTACCAGAATCGCTAGCTCGTCCTCCTTGGCATATGTTCGAACTAGACTGGCCGACTGTTCGTCAGTGGCCTCTAGAGCATTCATCGCGGACTCTTCGTTAGCTCTTCTTCGGTGAACCAGCTGTCGCAGCGGCGCTTTTCCTCATCGAACCAGGCAACCAGATACAACTTGCCGCCTTAGGCGATATTGATTTCCCTGATTCGACCCCAGCGCTCGGCGTCGATCAGATAGACACGCTCACCAAGCGCATAGGTAAGGACAATGACACTTTTCCCAGCGAAGCCAGAGTCAGACATGCTACGGAACCTACTCTCTAAACCTTCGCCAGTTAGTCATTATCTTCCGGAGTGGCGGGGGACGCAGGGGTCGAACCTGCACAGGGCTACGCCGCCGCCGGGTTAGAGCCGGCCGCTCTGCCAGTTGAGCTAGTCCCCTATTCAAAAATGCGTGACCAGTTGTCGGCGAAGGTCTTCTCGTCAACCGACAACGGCCGCGGCTTGCTTCCCTTGCCCATTAGGGGCCAGGAGGTTGATAGTTAACGCCGAGGTAGTAGGTCAGCGCAGCGAAGGTCTCGAACACAACGCATTCGCTCGGATCAGCACCGACGCGTGGCATACAGATGTAGCCGTTGGCCGAACGCTAGATAACAACCGTGCTACCAGCAAGCCAGGTGGGAACGCTCATTTCGTCTCCTTGGTTGGTTTAGACCAGCCGCATATCTGCTTGCCGGCCTCGTCGTGATCGAGGATCTGCCTGGCCGTCCCATCCGTCAGAACATCGTCTTGGCTCGGATAGATGGGCTTGAGCCATTCACAGCCACTATTCGGCTCAGTCGCGGGACCAGTCGCGCAACTTGCCAGCAGCAGTGGAAGAATCAGCATCGCCAATCCGCTGGATAGGCGCATCGGGAAGCTTCTGGGTTTCCTGCTCAACATGGCTCCGGGCCTTTGCGCGTTTGGTGATCTGCTTCTGAGTCTTGATTTCAACCTTGGATTGCTTGGCTTCGTCGTGAATGCGGGCGAAGTGCCATCCGCCGAGTAGTAGTACGATTGACAGAACGGAAATGACGATTAGCTTTATGCGAGACATGTCAGATGCGAACTTTATTCACATAAACGACAGTTAAGAGTGCGCTTAACAAGTAGCAGCCGTGTACGGAAATGTCTGCCAAATAGGGTCGCCCGTTATGACCGTCGGCATGGGCGAGGTCACTTTCACGAACACCAGCTGCAAGTGCTCTTGAATCATCTTCCACTGGGCAGCGGTAGGCGGTTTATCGCCAAGTTCCGCGAAGCCTTGGAGCCAATAGCAAAAATCGTTCGCGTTCATTCGCACGGCTTCCCGTACTTGCAAAGGATGAATAGATAAATCGCCACGATTGCCAATAAAATCAGCTTCATAGCGACCTCATTGAATAGATTGGTCAGGGCGGGAGGATTCGAACCACCGACAACTCGCTTCCAGGGCGAGGACTCTGCCAGGCTGAGCTACACCCTGATTTGGTCAGTTGGCCTGACTCTGCAAGTGCGTAAGTCCGTGCAGAGTGACATCGATGCTCAAGGCTTCTTGCCACTGCTTTTCGGTGAAAGCCAGGTCAAATGAACCCATGGCCTTCATATAGCCCCTGCCTACCTGTTGATACAGGATCGACACGACGCCAACCAACTTGCCATCCTGGTTGAAGATACCTGCCCCACTGTCGCCGAAGTAGCCGTTGAGGTCGTACAACGTGACGTTTCCCTCCGGAAACTGCTTGTGACCTGAGACGTATCCAGATCGATACATATCAACCAGTTCGCCGGGGTTTCCAATCACATAGATTGAATCTCCCTGTCTTGTCCCGGGAGATTGCTTGGCGACATCGCTGAAACTCAGGCTTGTGACTAGCAGCACATGATCGTGCTTATCGTCATACGCTTTGTAGACAAGAACTGGGATGCCATCTACCGCGAGGGTCTTGGCAACCGCAAGACAGTGGGTCGCAGTCAGAATTGCGTTCTTGCCAACCACAGTACCCGAACAGCTGCCATTATCCATCGTGAGATGGACGGCAACTTTATGGATTTTATCCACCGGATTTGAGGCGCACCCGCCAAAGGCCAGGAGAGATCCAATGACCAGGAGATGCGCCAACGGTTTCATGACTGCTTACCCTCACACAGGGCGCGCTCAGCGGCCCTACGTCGTACTAGACCGGGAAGTTTCTCGCCGTCTGAATAGACCCAACGGCTCATCTCTGCGCAGGCACCAGGCATGTCGCCAGAGTTAGCCCTGCGAGCCAGCGTGGACTGGCAGAATGCGGTGGCGCCCACGTTATAGGTAAAGGATGTAAATGCCGCAGCCTCGTATGGCTTGAGCGGCACGTGGATACAGCGCTGTACGGCCGCATAGGAAACCGCCAGGTCGCCGCGCAGTAGTTGCTCGCACTGCAACTGGTCAAGCCTCTCGCCGGGCTTTACATCGGCTCCCGTGTGGCCGTAGCAGATGGTCGGGATGCCTACCGGGTCGGCGTAGGTCTCGGGGACATAGCCCTCGAAATGCACCACCAAACCAGCGGCCAGACTCAGAATCAGGCTAGCAGCCCCTGCCCCAACCTTAAGACGGGTGCTTGCCATAGCGCCTCGCCTTCAGCCACTTAATGCCCTTATATCCCAGCTGGACGATAAGCATTGAGGTGTAGATGCTCGCCAGAAGATAGGAAATGGGCCCCCAGGGGATATCGGCAATCCAGCTCGCCCCGAAAAATGCCGCTAGCGGGGAGGCCATAGCGGCATCGCGGAGCATTTCATTCCCCTGAGACATGGTTACTTCTTCTTACCCCTACCAAGGATCTTGTTGGCCTTGGCATCGATCTTCGCTCTGGACGAAGCGGACAAGTTGCCCTTGGCTTCCTACTGACTGGCCCGAGCCTTAGCATTGGCAGCGTGAGCTTTATCGGGCATCGGGAACTTACGGCTGCCTGGAAGTCCAAAGTCACTGGACAGAAGCCCTTTGCGCTACTTGCTCGTCAGCTTCGCCATGTCACTTCACCGCCGTCAGGTTGGTCTTGCTCTTGCCTTTGCCAATCACAACCCATCGGTCATCCTCTGCACTTAGGCCGTAGATGTCGCCGGGCTTATCTGGAATGTGTAGTGCCTCAAAACCGCGGGCCTTGCAGAACTCGCCGACGCCCTGCGGAAAGATGTACTGCCCACTATTGGCCGTACCGCCGCCACTGTAGACGACCCAATCGGCATCGCCGTGGTCTTCTTCCAGGTCAATCTCGCCGACAATCTCAACATCGTCTTCGTCGGTCATGGATGGCTCCCAATGAATCTGGATGGCAGTACGCCTACGCGTCGGCTTTACAGGCCACGGGTTCCCAAGGTTGTAGAGGGTTTTAACCTTTCGGACCTCTCCCGACCTCGCCATGCTTGCCAACATGGCCGAATGTCTAACCTGCTGCCACCCAAAACTTGTAGGTGCCGCTGGCCGTTAGGTCGCAGCGGCGGAGGCCGGTGGTTCGTCACCACTTTTCGACCACTATTTCAGACTAGTGCAGCTTGGGGTAATCCGCACTTGCGTTCATAATTCAAAATATAGCCATAGGCCACAATGAGCCGAATCCAGTACTCGTTAAGGCTCAACTTCAGACGACGAGCTACGCCGTCCCGAAGGCGACGATAGGTCTTGTGGTGAACCCCAATGGAATCCGCTGTCACGGTGTAGGGCTGAAGTTCCCGTGTGTATAGAACGATGCTCAGGGCGTCCAAAGCAGCGCATCCCACAAGCTCATCAGTGATTGTCTTACGCTTTACGCCGTGCGCGGCCAGAACCCAGGTGAAGGCAATCGTCCACTCCCT